GGTTTAGCTTGGGAAATAAGAGAAGCAATTAAAGGGAAAGAATTAGATCCTGAAAAATTAATAGAACTTCAAACCAAGATAAATCTAGCTGAAGCTTCACACAGAACTTTATTCGTTGCTGGTTGGAGACCATTTATAGGTTGGATATGCGGATTCGCATTAGCTTATAATTTTGTTATTAGAGATTTATTTATATGGATAACTAAAACAACCGACGCACCACCACCATTACAAATGGAACATTTAATGACCGTACTTCTAGGTATGTTAGGATTAGGAGGTCTTCGAACTTACGAAAAAATAAAAGACAAAGTAAAATAAAAAATTATGTATCAAAAAAATCAGAGTGATTTCACTACAAGCGCTATTGATCTTCTTTTAGTTTCTACGCTAAAAGCTGAAACTATATTGCTAGCAAACGCAGCTTTAGCTAGCACTGTAGCTAATCTACCTGCCAGTTCAACAGCTGTTGTTTACGCAGATGGTGGAACATTTACAGGTTCAGCTACTAAAACTGCACTAGGAACTACTGCAGGTGCTTTATATCAAGTAACCTCAGCCGCAGATGGTACAGTAGCTAGCATAACAGTGGTAACTAAAGGACCTAACTTTGCAGCAGGTAAAACTATTATATTTAGTGCAACAGCTTTAATACAGGCTTTTGGTGTTCAAGATCCAGCTATAACAGGAGTAATAACATATACTCCAGCTACTGCTAATTTAGAAGTACCAAGTACAAATTTCACTCAACAGCCAGTAGCTTTATATGTTGGAGTTGGAGGTGATATAACCGTGACACTAGCAAGTGATTCAACTGAAATTAAATTTGTAGGTGTAGCAGCTGGAACTTTTTTAGACGTACTATGTACTAGCGTTAATACTGCAGCAGCTGGAAGTCCAACATCAGGATTACTAGCCCTTAGATAAAATAATAACAACAATCAATTAAATTAAATCAAATGAAAAAAGTAGAAAGTAAAGAAGTAAGTAAAATTACAGATGAGCAATTAGAAGTAATTACAAAGCATCAAAAAGATTTAAACAAATCTTTAACTAACATTGGGTTTTTAGAAACTCAAAAGCATAGCTTATTACATGAGTATGCTGGAATTGTAGATGACGTTGAAAAGTACAAAAAAGAATTAGAAGATGTTTACGGAGCTATCAATATCAACATTGAAGACGGAACATATACTGAAATTGAAAAAGAAGAATAGTGGACCACATCATAAGAAAAATCAGCATTGGTTCTGATTATAAAAATGATGCTATGCACTATGCAGTTGGTCAGTCTGTGTATGGAGGACATACAATATCTCATATTCTTTTCGAAGAAGACGAGCAGTCGTACAATATCCATATAAAAAAGAGTGATGAGATCTTGCCTTGGAAGAAGTTTAATAAAAACATGGCAGTGTCAATTGAATACGATTTAGAATATTAATGAATAGTATTCACCAGTTTATAGTAAAACCTATAGGTGAAAGATACAATAATGAAATAACTATTGGCGATAAAAAGCTGATAGTTAATTCTAGTATCTCTAACCATAAGTTTGTAAATAGAGAAGCAGAAATAGTAGCTACGCCATTAGCTTATAAAACTAAGTTAAAAAAAGGTGATAGAGTTATTGTTCATCATAATCTATTTAGAAGATACTACGATTTAAAAGGTAAGTCAGTTAATAGCACAAAGTTTTTTAAAGATGATATGTGTTTTGCCTCTATAGATCAAGTGTACATGAAAAAGAGTAATAACTCTTGGGAAACTCTAGACAACTACTGCTTTGTTAAGCCTGTGGTTGATAAGGATGATTCTAACCCAAGTAAGCTTAAAAAGTGCATTGGTATAGTAAAATATAATAATAGCGTCTTAGAAGCTCTTAAAATCAGCAATGGAGATTTAGTCGGATTTAAAAAGAACAGAGAGTTTGAGTTCTTAATTGACGGTGAGGTACTTTATTGTATGCAATCAAATGATATTTTAATTAAGTATGAAAATAAAGGAAACGAAACTGAATATAATCCAAGCTGGGCAAATAGCAGTTGAAGAACTTATAAAGGTAGCGAAAGAAAAGATCGTAGACTCAGAAGATGATATCTCTGCTGACAGACTTAAAAACGCTGCTGCTACTAAAAAATTAGCTATATTTGATGCTTTTGAAATATTAGCACGTATAGAAGCTGAAGAAAATATTATAAATGAAAATCCAGTAAAGACTCAAGTTGAGTCTTTTAAAGGTTTTGCTGAAGGAAGATCTAAGTAATGTACGAACAAAGCTTATATCACGTGGTAGAAGACCATATAAAGCCTAAAGTTATTAACAGACTTAATAGGCTTAAAAAATGGAAATACGGATACGATAAAGATTACGACGTTGTTGTGGTTAGCAAAACAGGGCAAATAGGCGAAATATATAGTATACAAAATCTATTAATAGCTTTGCCATTAGCTGAAGATGTTTATAAGTGCTCTAAAAAAGTAACAGAGCAACGGTGGAATGTTTTAGATTATCCAGCTGAATTAAAAAGAATTAATACTGTATATGATTGGAATCAAAAACCTATAGCATTTAAAGAAAAGCACTATGAATATATTAACAAAGAGTTCGTTAGGCGTGAAGAAGGTTATTGGTACTATAACAAAGGTGTTGCTACTTATATTACTGGTTCTCACTACATGTACTTGCAGTGGACTAAAATTGATGTGGGCCACGCAGACTTTAGAGAATCAAACAGATTATTCTATATATTCTGGGAGGCTTGCAAGGCAGATTCAAGATGCTACGGATTGTGCTACCTTAAGAATAGACGCTCAGGCTTCTCTTTCATGGCTTCATCGGACACCGTTAACCAGGCAACAATATCACGAGATGCAAGGTTTGGTATCCTTAGTAAATCAGGAGCTGATGCGAAAAAGATGTTCACCGATAAGGTGGTACCCATCTCAATCAACTATCCTTTCTTTTTCAAACCAATACAGGACGGAATGGAACGCCCCAAGACGGAGCTATCGTACAAAGTCCCGTCGAAGAGACTCACTCGTAACTCCATTAAGGAGACAACCGAGGATCTCCAGGCAGGTCTTGACACCACGATCGACTGGAAGAACACAGGGGACAACTCGTACGATGGAGAGAAACTCAAACTCCTTGTCCACGATGAATCGGGTAAATGGGAGAGACCGGACAACATCCTCAACAACTGGCGTGTCACAAAAACAACGTTAAGATTAGGTAGAAGAATCGTCGGTAAATGTATGATGGGTTCTACTTCAAACGCATTAGATAAAGGTGGAGAAAACTTTAAAAAGCTATACGAAGCTTCGGATGTCAACAAAAGAAACCGCAATGGTCAGACTAGCTCAGGACTATATAGTATGTTTGTACCTATGGAATGGAACTACGAGGGATACATTGATTCTTATGGATTACCTGTATTTGACACTCCAAAAAAACCAATCAAAGGTATTGATGGAGAAGACATCGACATCGGTGTAATATCACATTGGGAAAACGAAGTTGATGGTTTAAAGGACGATCAAGATGGTTTAAATGAATACTATCGTCAGTTTCCAAGAACAGAGAAACACGCTTTCAGAGATGAAGCTAAGGAATCTTTGTTTAATTTGACTAAAATATACGAGCAAATAGACTATAATGAAGATCTTCGTAATACTAATGTAATTACACAGGGTAATTTTCAATGGGAAGGTGGGATTAAAGATACTAGAGTAATGTTTGTACCTAATAAAAACGGCAGATTTCTAGTTAGTTGGGTTCCTCCAATTGGACTACAGAATAGATACAATATAAAAAACAATATAAAATATCCAGGAAATGAACACTGCGGAGCGTTTGGATGTGATAGTTATGATATATCTGGTACTGTTGACGGTAAGGGTTCTAAAGGATCTTTGCATGGATTAACTAAGTTTTCGATGGAAGACGTACCGCCAAACTTATTTTTTTTAGAGTACATATCAAGACCGCAAACTGCTGATATATTTTTTGAAGATGTTTTAATGGCTTTAGTATTTTACGGTATGCCTATATTAGCAGAGAACAATAAACCTAGATTATTATATTATATAAAAAGAAGAGGTTACAGAGGATATTCAATGAATAGACCTGATAGAGTTATGCATAAACTATCAGTAACGGAAAGAGAAATAGGTGGAATACCTAATTCAAGTGAAGATATAAAGCAAGCTCATGCAGCTGCTATTGAAGATTATATAGAAAACCACGTGGGAATAACAACTGACGGATATGGTGATACGTATTTTCAAAGAACATTAGAAGACTGGGCTAAGTTTAATATAAATAACAGAACAAAACACGATGCTTCGATAAGCTCTGGTTTAGCTATAATGGCATGTAATAAACATAGATATTCACCTGTAGCAAAAAGAACGATCTCTAAAGTGTCTTTAGGATTCAGAAAATATAATAATACAGGTGCAAATTCAAAAATAATATAAATAAATGGTCTATACTAACAATAACAGCATCTTTCCAGATCAGGTGGTACCTGAAGAAGAAAAGAAATCATTTGAATATGGTTTAGCTGTTGGAAACGCTATTGAACAAGAGTGGTTTAGAAATAACAGTGGACAGAATAGGTTTTCCTATAATTTCCAGAACTTTAATAGACTAAGATTATATGCTAGAGGCGAGCAGCCTGTACAAAAATATAAAGATGAATTATCAAACAACGGTGATTTATCTTACTTAAATTTAGACTGGAAACCAATTCCAGTTTTATCTAAATTCGTTGACATAGTAGTTAACGGTATGACAGATAAAGGATATGAGATTAAATCTTTTGCATCAGATCCTTTTGCTACACAACAAAGAACTGACTTTGCTTTTAACGCTTTAAGAGATATACAGCAAAAACAAAACATAGAAGAGTTAGCAAAATTAACAGGTAAAAACTTTTACGCATCTGCAGAGCCAGAAAGTCTTCCTAATGATCCAGGAGAACTTGATCTATACATGCAACTTAATTACAAGCAAAGTGTTGAAATAGCCGAAGAAGAGCTTATAAACAATGTTTTAGACTTTAATAAGTTTGACGAAACTAAAAAGAGATTAGCTTATGATCTTACAGTACTAGGAATTGCTGCTAGCAAAACTAGTTTCAACTTAGCTGAAGGTATTAAAGTCGATTATGTTAATCCATCTAATTTAGTATACTCAGCAACAGATGATCCTAATTTTGAGGATATATATTATGTTGGTGAAATTAAAAGTTTGACACTGCCTGAAATTAAGAAAATGTATCCAAATCTAACTAATGACGAGTTAGAAAGAATACAGAAGTATCCAGGGCGCCAAAATTACGCTCAGAGTGATTGGCAGGTTAATAGCGATGTAAACCAGCATCAAGTGTTGTTTTTTGAATACAAAACGTATCAAGATCAAGTATTTAAAATAAAACAAACAGAACAAGGATTAGAAAAAACATTAGAAAAGCAAGATACTTTTAATCCACCACCTAGTGACAACTTTGAAAGAGCTTCAAGATCTATAGAGGTTTTATATACAGGAGCTAAGATACTAGGTATGGGTGATACTATATTAGAGTGGAAATTGTCTGAAAACATGACAAGACCATCTGCAGATACTACTAAAGTTAATATGAACTACTGTATATCAGCGCCTAGAATGTATCAAGGTCGTATAGAGTCTTTAGTCAGTAGAACAACTGGTTTTGCTGATATGATTCAATTAACTCATTTAAAGCTACAACAAGTATTAGCACGTATGGTTCCTGATGGAGTTTACGTGGATGTTGATGGTTTAGCTGAGGTTGATTTAGGTAACGGAACTAATTACAATCCAGCAGAAGCATTGAATATGTATTTCCAGACTGGTACTATAGTTGGTAGATCTCTTACTCAAGATGGTGAAATGAATCGAGGTAAAATACCTATTCAAGAACTTCAAAGTTCTTCAGGTATATCTAAGATACAAGCTATGATACAAACGTATCAATATTACCTTCAAATGATACGCGATGTAACTGGACTTAACGAGGCTAGAGATGGAAGTACGCCTGATAAAAATGCATTAGTAGGATTACAGAAATTAGCGGCAGCTAACTCTAACACAGCAACAAGACATATATTACAATCTTTAATGTATATAACTATAAGATCTTGTGAGAACATAAGCTTAAGAGTTGGTGATATGCTGCAATTTCCTTTAACTAAGCAAGCTTTGATAGGTAGTATCAATAGTTTTAATGTAGCAACATTAAGCGAGATAGATGACTTACACTTACATGACTTTGGTATATTCTTAGAATTAGAACCAGAAGAAGAAGAAAAAGCTCAATTAGAAAAAAGTATACAAATTGCGCTACAAACGCAGAGCATTAGTTTGGCAGACGCTATAGACGTACGTCAAATACAAAACATAAAGCTAGCTAACGAAGTTATAAAATCTAGACAGAAGAAAAAAGCAGAACAAGAGCAAGCTGCTCAAATGGCTAACATACAGGCTCAAGCTCAAGCAAATGCTGAATCTGCAGAAAAAGCAGCTTTATCAGAGGTTCAAAAACAACAAGCGCTAGCTGAAACAACAGTTCAAATCGAACAGGCTAAATCCCAAATGGAGATTCAAAGAATGGAGCAAGAAGCTTTTATTAAAAAAGAATTAATGGCTGAAGAATTTCAGTACCAATTAAGATTAGCTGAGCTTAACATGAAAGCTCAAAAAGACAAAGAAGCTCAAATAGAGAATAGAAAAGACCAAAGAGTAAAGATACAAGGCACTCAACAGAGTGAACTTATAGATCAAAGGCAAAACGATTTGCTACCTAAAAACTTTGAATCAACTAATGATGGTTTAGGAGGCTTTGATTTAGAGCAGTTTACCCCAAGATAAGGGATTATTAATTTTTATTATATTATATTATGTCAGAAGAAGTAAAACAAGAAGGTGAATTTAAAGTAAAGCACACTATGCCTAAATACAAAGACATGGGAGCTATTCCAGAAATCACTAAAGTAGATTTAACTAAAAAACCAACAGAAGATGCCATTTCAATCGGAGAAACAGAAGCAGTGGTTGATGATAAACAAACCGGAGATATACCTAAGGTGGAAGAACAAGTACAGCAGTCCGGAGAAATTACTAAAGTTGAAATCAAAAGCGAAGAAGTAGCATCTCCATTAGAATTAGTAGAAGATGAAGACGATAACTCTGAAGAGATCACAATGGTTGGAGGCACTGAAAGTCCCAACACCTCACAGGAACAAGAAAAAGTACTACCGCAAACAGAAGCATCAAACGTACCACAAAATTTAGAAAAATTAGTTTCTTTTATGGAAGAGACTGGTGGAACTATAGATGACTATGCTAGATTAAACGCAGACTACAGCGATGTAGATGGAGAAGCATTGTTAAAAGAATACTACAAACAAGCTAAACCGCATTTAGATTCAGAAGAAATTCAATTTGTAATTGAAGACTCTTTTAATTATGATGAGGATTTAGACGAAGCAAGGGATATTCGAAAGAAAAAACTTGCATATAAAGAAGAGGTTGCAAAAGCTAAAAGCTATTTGGATTCACTTAAGGATAAATACTACGCAGAGATCAAGTTGAGACCTGGGGTTAATCCTGAGCAACAAAAAGCTACAGACTTTTTTAACCGATACAACGAGGAGCAGGCGGCTACCAAAGTTAACCAAGACAGATTCATTAGCCAAACAGACGAGCTTCTTAACAACGATTTCAAAGGTTTTGATTTTAAAGTTGGAGAGAAAAAGTTTAGATATGGCGTTAAAGATCCAGTTAAGGTTGCAGATAACCAAAAAGACATCTCTACATTCATTAAGACGTTCTTAAATGATAAAGGAGAAGTTGTTGATACAAAAGGTTATCATAAGGCTTTGTATGCAGCGCGAAATGCTGACACTATAGCACAACATTTTTATGAGCAAGGTAAAACAGATGCAATTAAAAGTCAATTAGCTAAGTCTAAAAACATAACTACAGAACCTAGAGCTACGCAAGATGGTAATGTATTTGTTAATGGATTAAAAGTAAAAGCAATTAGCGGTCTTGATTCTTCAAAGCTTAAGATTAAAACAAGAAAATTTAACAATTAAAATTAAACTATTATGGCTTCATTAAGTCCACAATTCGGTTCGATAGTACCTTCGCA